CTCTTAAAGCACCAGTGCTAGCATGTTGAAGTCCGCCGATCATTTGAATAAGGCCGAAGCCATAAAAGCCCAAGCCCGGAAGATATTTATAGTGTATAAAATAAGTTCTTTTTCTTCTTAATGAATCTTCTTCTTTCCAATTACGTCTTATAGATAAAACTTTTTGTGAATCTAAATCTATTGTAACAATATAAGGTAAAGCTAGTTCGTTTTTATCTTCACCTAAATCTAAATTAGTATGTACTTCTAATACAGTATGTATTTTATCTGCCATACTAGGTGTCATACCTTCTAATCTTTGTAAAGTTTGATCTACCATATCTCCGTCATTAGAACCTGGAGAAGTTTCTGAAGAGCTTAATGGTATATCTTTATAATAACCAGATACTTGATGTTTTCTAATATCATTTCTAGTAAGCTTCATTACTTGTGTATATCTTTCAGCTGTTTCTAAATCTGTATTCTCCATTGAAATTACAAATTCTTCTGCTGGTACAAATTTTGAACAAATTCTATCTAAAGTATTATCAAAATAAACTTTTTTAAAAGCACTACCAGCAAGTGCTAAATAAAATAACATTTGATCTAATTCATTAAAATAATCTGGTATCTCTTGTGTAATTTGAAAGTTCATAAAATCTTGAACTCTTTGAGATTGATCTAATTTTTTATCTGTAACTTTTCCTATGACTTGAGTTTTAACTGGACCGCCAGCAGGAAAAATTTCAGCAATAGCTCTAGCTTGAAACTGTGTTGCTGCTTCTGCAAGTAACGGATGATGAACACCTGAAGCTCCCGGGAAAGGGTCTTGTCTATCTTCTACAACTACCCCTAACATTCTTAAACCTTTTGAATATTGGTCTTCCCAATTTTTTCGAGAGCTTTTATCATCTTCATAGGCACGTACTAATTCTTTTCCTATAAGATTAATTTCTTGTTCAGGTAGTTCTTCAGCTAAATTAGAATAGTGATTACTTTCAAAAGCTTCTTCTTCTTTTTCAGTTTGCTCTTGATCGATATCTACATTTACTTTTTCACCATTTTCATTAGTGAATTGTAATTTTTTTTTATCTAATTCAACTTCCATTATTTAACTTTTTGCGGTTTTAGCAGAGGCTTTTAAAGCTTTAGCAGAAACAGTTCCTTTACCAGGTCTGCTTGTGCCTGCTTTTTTTCTTTTGTTCATATTGTAATACAAACCTTTTTTAGCAACTCGACCACTTTTAGTTTTGTGATAACCTTTTTTCATAAGTTTACCAAATCCTTCTCTGTTAATCACTTACTATTTTTTTTTAAAACCGTAAGTGCCTTTTGGTTTACGTGTAGCTTTTGCTACTTTTCTTCGACCAGCCATAGACATTTTTTTACCAGATTGTTTTCCTCTAGTCATTCCTAACTGTTCATCTTTTCTTGCATTGTATCCTTGTTTTTTCATAGCAGTATACCTCCTGGTTCATACCATACTTTCCTATTAAGAGATATAAAACAAAAATATAGATTATTCTAGTATTAATTTCTTAATACTTTTGCTACCATCTATGTTTGATTCTAACTCTGCTTTTGACTTTATGCATTGGTATTCAATGTTATTATTCTTGTTTGATCTCATTGCAACTCTTTTACCTTTAAGGCAATCGGACATAGATGTTTGAATTCTATGTTCTTTGATCTCTCCATTAACAATCATAAGTAAAGCTATAATCAATTCCATTAATGAGCTCCAGTACCGTTTGCTCTAACTTTATCTTTCAATTCTTCAATATCTGCTAGTGCTTTATCTAATTGCTCTCTTAAAAATTCTATATTAACTTTGTTAGTCATATTCATTTCTTGAGTTTCTTCCATTTTCTCAACGGACTTATAAAGATCTTCCAATAAAAAATGTTGTTCCTGGTCCACGGGGACCTGTTCACTTTTCTTTAACAAATCATTTTCAAACAACTCACGTGAAGTCTCTAACGAAACCAACCTCGAAGTCAGCTCCGTATAACCGAGCACGCCCATTGCAACGAGCACGATCAGGCTAGCAACCGTTTTCATAGGCATCTGCACTCGTGCCTCTTCTCCGATGTTTAGTGGTTTGTTACTCATCTAGGTATATATCCTGGCTGTAAGAAAAGAGCTATTAATACAAAAGCTATAATCAATGCGCCTGTAAAATAATAATTCATCCTACAATACTCCATGATTTTTACTTCCAAAATAATAATTTTTTAAACCAAGCCTTAATCCAATTGTGGTCCGATGTTACTTTTTCCCATACACAGTCACAGAACTTACATTCTGCAATACCTCTATGTCTATGTCCACAATCTTTACATATACTACTCATGTTTTTTCTCCTCAATCTCGTAAAAGAAATTATCAGTGTCTTCTGTTTTCCATTTACCCGTATCTTCTACGTTCCACTCATTAGTTTGTACCTTCCAATCAGGAATATTATCTTTGACTGTAAATGAAGGCAGGTCCCAGATACATCTATTGTTTGGCTGGGCAGCATAATTACCATCTTCTAAGGCAATTATGTGAGCGCACTTATGTTCGTGCGGTATTTCCGAATGATCGGTGTCGAGTATATTACTCTCTGGATGAGCCCAGTCAATAGTAAATAAATAGTGGCCATGATGCCATTTTTTATCTTTACCTATGTATTTACCGGATGCTGCGCTTAAAATAGACCAACTAGTAACAGTAGGATAATAACTAAAAGAATTCCAAAGCTCCAGTTCATCAAGTCTTTTGGATGGAACAGACTCGGGTTCATAACCACGTTGAATAAAAGCCGTAATTGGGAGACGATAAAAGATTGCACCATTTTCCATAAGCGCATGCCATAAGATAGCACGACCTCCCATAGAGGTAATACCAAAGATAATACAGTCTTCAACTTCTCCGTGATGTTTTTTAAGATCATATAAATACTCCCTTCTAATTTTTGCGTAAATTGGCGGTATGTTCGCATTTAAATAAGCCATAATCAACCATTAATATCTCCCCAAGTGTTTGCTAATTCACAGTCAACTTTGTTGGGGACTTCCAAAGTAACTGCATCCTGCATGATCTCAACAATTTTATCTGCCTGCTCTTGATCTTTTACAGAAATACAAAGTTCATCGTGAATTTGTACGTGTGCTACTATACCATTTTTATATAAATCTAACATGGCTTTTTTTGTCATGTCAGCCGCACTTCCTTGTATTAATTTATTAAGTGCTTTGTAAGTGAATGCTCTTCTAATCCCTGGTCCGTGTTCCTGTAATGCTTCTTCATGAGGCAATGCTTTATGCATACCGAATTGATTAGGCTCCCACAAATGAAACCTACACAATCGTCCCAAGAGAGTTCGAATTTGACCACGCTCTTGGGCACGATTGGAAGCACTATTCATTAACTGCTTAACGAAGGGAACTTTAGCGTGGTATTGATCGAACAATTCTACTGCCTTGTCTTTTGATACACCAAGTTCGGCCTGGAGTTTGGCTTTACCCATACCATAAAATAATCCAAGGTTAATTACCTTGGCTTGTGATCTTGGAATCTTTGCCATGTCTGCTACGACCTGGTGAAAGTCCGTTGAGGTATCATTTTCATAATTATCTATAACGTCATTTACAGACGGAAATTTGTGTAAAGCTGCATAATGCACTACCAACCTAGGCTCTTGCTGAGAATAGTCAAAACTACCCCATCTATGGCCCTTCTCGGGTATAAAAATAGACCTAATCATAGGTCCAAGATCCTTATTTCTGGCTGGAAGCTGCTGTAAATTAGGGTTCGAGTAACTAAATCTACCTGTCACAGTTCCACCTTGATCTGATCGGATTTGGTTTATATCTGCATGGATACGACCTTTATGTTCATGCTTAATTATGGTATCTATAAAAGTAGTATGAGCCTTATTAACTTCTCTAGCTTGAGCAATCATTCTAACTACAGGATGTTCATGATTCGAAATAAAATTTTTAGTAAAAGAAGGTGCCTGTGATTTTGCAGTTCTTTCATAAGGTAAACCAAGTTTGTCAAAAACTTTGGCAACACTTCTTGCTGCCATTAATTGAACATCTATTCCTGTTTCTATTTTTATTTGTTGGCGCAAGTTATCTTCTTGTACTGTTAGTGCTTGCTTCAGCATATGAGCTCTTTCAACGTCCACTCTCACCCCAAGAAATCTCATGTCTACCAGACAAGGAAACAGATCAGTCTCCAATTCAAAAATAGACTCAACGTCTTGATGTAGTAATTCTTTTTTAAATATTTGCCAAAGTTCTAATGTAAGTTCTGCATCTTTCTCTGCGTAAGATCCAACATACATCGCTGGCAGTTGCCACATATCTGCTTTAGGATCTAGTCCTCTAGACTTTGCTTCTTCATTTAGTGCAGTTTCATTTTTACCATGACCTAAATAATCCCAAGACAAACTATTTAAATCAAATCTAAATCTATTCTCATCAATCAATGATGCTGCAATCATAGTGTCTACTATCTGTCCATTAATCTTAAGACCCATAGATCTAATCCAACTCACATCGTACATTGCATTATGAAATATTTTTATAGCATCTGATTCACAAACATCTTTGAAC